ATCTGTGTACATAAGGTTCATTATATATCATTTCCGTGCTGTTGTCAAGCACTATACTATTAAATCCATCTTCTCTGGCTTTATATTCTTTGATTTAACTAGTGTTTTATCTGGTTGTTTTTCACTAGCATTCCAGTCAAGTATTTGGTCCATTTTAATTCGTATTTCATCGGCATCCAGACCCATTTCTCTCATTTCTTTAGCTCCTAATGTAAGAAAAAATCTCTCATAATCTTCATTGGTTAATCTTTTCTTTGCCAACTTCTTAAAAAATTCTTTATAGTTACCTATCTGTTTCTTTGCTTCTTTAATCTTTTCGTTTTCTCTTTTAATCTGTAAATCTAATTTCTTCTGATTATATTCTCTCTTTTTCTTTCGTAATTTACTCCAACCTGATAGTGATATATTAGCTGCTATTAATAATAATACTGCTAATGGGTCAAATACAAATATCAATACTATTATAACTGCTCTAACTGCTTCATCAAACATATCCTTTGCTTTCTCTTCACCATATATTAATTCAGCAATATATTTTAGAGGACCTACATCTGCCTCTAGCATTTTTGTCTCTAATTGAAATTCTTGTTTCTTTACCATCAACTCATCAATCTTATCCATTGCTGTATTGATTGCTAAAGTAAGTTCTTCTCGTTCTTCTTTTTGTTTCTTTCGTTCTCTTAATCCTCTGGTAACATATTCTTTTGAAATATATACATCTAAAGCTCTATCTAATCTTTCTAAAGTCTTTTCTGCTCGTACTATTACTCGTTCTTCCTGTAATATCTGTTTATCAATTAAAACAATTCTAGTTTCATTGGTTGTGGTAGGTTTAACTTGGTCTAAATGTGCCTTTGAGAGGAAGCCAAAGATACCCATAGAGGTAACAAAGACTAATACGATAACCGAAGTGGTCAAATAGTATTTTATTGATTTTGGTAGGAGTGGATTTTTCCAGTTCTGATATAACCAAGAAGCAGTAACCAACTTACCAACTTCTAATACGCCACCCATTATTATAATAGGTATCTTCGCACCTGCAAATATAGCAGCTAAACCTAATATACTATACAAGGCAGCTACTCCAGAAATTGCTAATGCCGCTATTAATGCTAATATGCCCATACTATCTCCTAATAACTATATATTCGTATCCTTCAATATTTTCCAATTTTTTCTGTGTGAAACAATACTCTTTATTGTTATCTAAAAAAACTCTCATCTTCTTAAACACTTTGTTTGATTGTCTTCCAGGAAAACACGCCAATACATCTTTTTGCCAGTTGCCTGTAAAATATACCTTGCGTTCTCCTCTTCTCATCCTTTCAAAGGTAATAAAAGCTTGTTCTATTGTCTTCTTTAAAAAGTCATCCATATAAGGACGATTATCTTCTTTAACATTATTATAACTTTGGTCTTCCCAATTGTTTGGTCTCATTACATATCTTCCTCTAGTTTGCGTATCTTATGTATTATTTTGATTACTCGTTCTGGATAATCAGGTGTAGTGGAAAATTTATCAAGTGTTTTTACTAACTCAATTGGGTCCATTTTGCCATATAAAGAAAGTTGTTTTAATCTCAACTCTCTAAATCTCTCATAAGCAGGATGCTCATTCATTAATCTAATATATTCTTTTACACTATCGCATTTCGTAGCGAATACTCTAACACCCCAACCTGGCCATTTTTCCATACCTTCAGGTAACATATGTGGTTTTGTTGTATCAAATACTCTTATGCCAAATAAGTTATGTCCTTTTACTGCAAATCTACTTTGACCCCAAGCACTTTCCAAAACTGCTTGTGCTGTAACCATTTCATATGGTACTCTATTTGCTGATGGTGTTGTGAAATTTATATAATCAATACACTTGTGGACTGCCCTAACAAATTGCATATTGTTATTATATTCAAAAGAAGGTTCTCTTAAATCTAATTCTTTTAATTTTTCTAAATATTTTAATTCGTATTGTTTCTCGTATTTGTGTAAGATGTAATTGTTTGGATGAAAAGTTCCTATTAGATATATGGAACCAAATAAGATACCAATGCCTAATAGTCTTTTTGTCCATTTTCTAACGGACACTAAAGCAGTACTTACTTCTTTGTTAATTTTTTGTTTCACTTTACCCATAAATTTAAAACTTATTATACTATATTAATTCCTGCTTTACTCATTTTGTTCTTATATGAATAAAACAACGCATTATGATTCCCACTATCTCCTCTAGTCATTTGAAACAGATGGACCATTTCGTGGCCAAGGGTATCAATAAATTCTTTTTTATTTTTATAGTGTGTACACATTTCTAAATGGAAAGCAGTTGTACCTTTTCTTTTCCATTCCCATTGTGTAACCTGTCCGAAACATCTTTGATTTCTTAAATCTTTTAATAGTACATCATTAAAAGGTTGTAGTTCACTATCAAATATTGCCTCGTTTATCCAGGCAAATACTTTCTTTATATCTTTATATGTGGTTTTGTATTTTCTTGTATGCTGATATTCTGATTTAACTCTTCTTTTAAGAGTGGCATACCTAACTGATTTAGGTTTTTTTGATGGCATAGTTCTCTCTCTTATTTGTTTCTGTTATTTTTCCAATCTTTGTATTCTAAATGTAGATACAGAAAAATACTAGCGAATACTATTATCCATATCTCTTTTGGAGCAATACTATACATAAGTTGTAATGTATCAGCAACACTATAAATAAAATTTTCCATAAAACCTCCCTAGTTAGTTTGGCTTTCTTTATAAATTCTATCTGCGTCTTCTCTTATTTCAGCGGCTATGCCTTCTAAAATATTAGGCAAGTGTTTCTGCATTACGAAAGTCATATCTATTGCCATCCTGTGGATTAATCTTTCCAATTCAGCAGTTAAAACTTTCTTATGGTCTATATCGCCTTTAGTAACCGTTTGTGTGATTATGTGTGCTGTTGTAGCGGTTGTGTATTCGTCTGCTTTTGCGTATTGCATTGTCAAATGTAAACCTACTCCCACAAAATATATAAAAACACATACTTTAATCATCAATTTAATCATAATATACCTCTTTCATCATTTATAGTATTTATTATACACTAATTCAGTACCCTTGTCAAGCAAAATATTCGTCTATTTTAGGGGATTTATCATATAAAAACCCCCTAAAAACACTAAATTTTATGTCTCAATTTTGACATAATCATCATTCCAATTAAACGATTCTTTAACAACTGCTGAAGTTAACCCTTTATATAGGTTGTTAAGGTTCTTATCTTTAACCCCTAATAATAGTTTTGCTTCGTCTGCGGACAGACCTTCCAGCATTTGGATAAATAAAGTTTCTTTCTTCACTTTAGTTAAATTGTTATCAGCGCCAACTACAAAGTGCCATAATCTTTTCGCCTCTTGGTCTAGGTAAGTATGTTCTGTACCTAACGGAGCGTCATTTTCAATGTACGGAGGAGTACCTGAAGGTAAATCCCATTTAATTTTTGGGTCAAATGCACCTTTCAGGACTTGTCTCATAGAAGGACTATCATATTGTCGTAATATTTCAATCTTTCTTTCTTTGTCTTTTGCGTTATTAACTTTAGTAAAGATTTCGTGGAATGTCAGCACCATTGAAGACGCTGTTTGAGCTGCTTGTCTTAAAGCAGGATTCACTATACTTTTATTTTCAGCCATTTCATTTCCTCTTATATTGCAATATTAAAAATCATTAATGTTTTCAATTAGTGATTTCAGTTTATAATTCATAAAATACGGTAGTAGTTTGGACCTACTAGGCACTTTACAATTCTTATAGCTATTTATAATAGAATTAACTAATGATTCTGGTATCATAGATAAGTCTATTAATTTTTTGTTCCTATTATAATATTTTTTGGTCTCACTTCCCAAAGGTATATCATCAACCTGTGCCCACTCTTCTAATTTCTTCTTTGTTATTGGACTTTGTTTCTTCTTCGTTGTGAAGACATCATCGGGAGACAAAATGTTAGGAACTCCATCACTTCGGTCACCTTTGATTATCTGTTCGTGTAAATATCTTTTCGGGTTATCTTCTTTAATCATAATCTTCTGAATAGGAGAATACTGAAATACATTATTAAACTTTTGAAGTTGTCTAAAATCCTTATCACCCGATATTATAAGGTACTTATCTTCCTCTTGTAGACCTACAATCACAGCAATTATATCATCTGCTTCTGCGTTCTCTACAGCAATTACTTTGTATGGTAAGTTCTCAGCAATCTCATCTTTAATTTCTAATATCAATTTGAACATAATGTCCCAATCGTTTTTGCTTTCTTCTCTACCTTGTCTTCTATTCCATTTATAATTAGGAAAGAAATCTCGTCTCCAAGGGTCAGCACTATCACAGGCAAGTATTAAATTTTTGTTTCTCCAACCAAAATCATTACTAAATTTTCTAACATAACCTCTTAATGAATTACAACACATATGCCTTACCATTTCTTTATTAACAACTCCTATTTCTTTGGTACCTTTCCAACTTTTCATTGAGAGTTGTGCCATAATATTGCTAATTAATACTTGGTGCATATCTACGATAATCATTATTTACCTATTTTATCTTTTCTTCCTAATGGGAGTTTTTGCCATTTGGTCATTTCCTGACCTTTCTTACTTACCCACTCAACATATACCATACTTTGTTTTACTTTGTTTTGAAAAGATTTAACTGCCTTCTTAAAGGAACTGGATTCTATTTCTTCTGTTTCTTTATCATCTTTCCAAAATTTAAAAATTCTCATCTTCGCCATTATTTTATATCCGTTCTTACTATATGTTTTCTTAATTCTTTTACAAAAAACTCTATCTTGTCTATGTATTCAATTAAACTTTTATCTGTAATATATCTTGTCTTCTCTTTTAATTGGTCATATTCTTTTATTGAAATCTGAACCATTGGAGATAAATCTCTACTACCTTCGTTCTCTAATGTAGCGTCTAAACCTCTTTGTTTGTCATCACTATCCGTCATAAAATTTCCTTATTAGTTATTGAGGAAGAGTAGGGCGAAGTCCACGCTAGCTTTCTTCGCCCTTACAAGCAAACTAATGTTGCCTTCCTCACCTTTAGGTACTATGCTCTATTTGCGTAAGAGTAATCTGTACCGTAAAGTTTTTTAATACCAGCAGCTATAATAGCTCTAGTAGGAGTTCCAATTCTATATGAAGTACCTTTAACACCTTTGTTAATGTATATCATATGTCCTTGTTCTCTTAATTTGTCAACCATAGCTCTTGGTGACATAAGGTCAAATCTTGTCCTTAATGTTTTCCAAGATACTGGTTCACCTTTTGACAAAAGGTTTAACACCTTTTGCGTTTTAGATAATTTGGTTCTAGCCATTCTATCTTCTCCTTTATTAAATAAAAATTTAAACATAATTGTTCAAACCTCCTTTTTATTTGTTGTGGCAAATCGCATTATAATGGTTTCCCACAAGCAAATTCTTTTATGCGTTCTCTGGACCTTCGTCATCATCAGGACCTAATGGTACTGGTGGTATGTTATTGTTATCAAATTCAGGTCCGTCTTTAAAATCAAAGTCTTCCGTAAATTGAAAGAAACCGTGATTACGATTATTTAAATCGTCTGAAATATCTTTATTAATTGGTTTTGTAGTTTTACTTGTCTCATCACTTATATTACTATATTCTATTCTAGCAGTCACCACACCAGCAGGATTCATACGCAACTTAACAGAAGCATCCACAACTTTTTGTATAGGGTGTACCATATTAAATTGTCTGTATAATAATCCTCTAATTGAGTCCATAGATAATGCTAAATCTTTTGTAAATACATCTTGTTTTGTATCTAATCCCATACCAACAAATCGTCTAACTAAATCTAATCCAATCTCATCTGTAGCAGTTTCTACAAATTTAGCGGCCTGATATGCTCTCATCTTTTTAGCTGCCGTAGGGTCAGTAGGTTTAGGTGGTCGTTTTATTTTATTCTCTGGAAATAAAACAACATTTTTAAACGCATTTTTTGGTTTATCTTTCTTATCGTCTTTATCGTCTGTCATTATATTCCTCTAGTCCACACTTCACACACGCACCAAATTTTGGTTTATGTACCGTATTATCTCCACATTTGGAACAAAATATAAATTCTCCTTCTTCCTGAAAATTTACACTTCCAAAAACTCTTTTGTTTTCTACTTCGTTCATTACTTGATGTTGCCTTTGAAATCTACTAAACCTTCATTATTGTAGTGTTCAATTAACTGATTATATCCACCAATCAGTTTTCCATCTATCTTTATCTGTGGCATTGACCTGACTTTTTTACCTATGTCTTTTATCATATCGTCCACACTATCAAATTCTTCTAACTTCTTCTCAACAAAAGTGAGACCAAGTCCCTTTAGAAGGGACTTCGCCTTCACGCAATAAACACAATTGTTTTTTGAATAAACAATTATCTTATTATCCATCGTTCTTTTTTTCATTACTTGTACTCTCCACATCTTCAAATGCTTCAAGTGCTTTTAGTTTAATTTTATGACTATCAACTACTTCTGCAATTGTGTAATCATACATCTTATTAAACTCACCTAGAGGTAATCTTAAACCAATCCACGCTCTATAATAACCTTTTTTCGTTCTGGTTACTTCCTGAGCAAAGATTTCATATCCTCTAACAGGTGTATTTGAAATAACATTAACTAAAGCAGTTTCAACATCTTCAACTACCGTTTTCTGGTTTGTTTTTCCAATCTCGGTAACGAATATTTTTGCTTTCTTATTCATTTCACCTGCAACTATATCAGCCATTTCAGCTTTTGCAATTAGTTTTGCTTTCTCAATTGCAAGTTCTAAAGATGGAGATACAGAAGTTCCGACACCATAGATACAGACTTTATCGTCATCTTCACTTTTAACGATTGGCTTATTCGCCCACATTGAAATATCGCAATGTTTCTTTTCGTCAAAGTTAGCCATATACCATTGTGGCACCTCGGTAACTATTTTATCACTCTCCTGTTTGATTTTGTACTTTGTAGAAGAGCAATTTGTAAGTAATACTGCAAATAGCAATACACCTACGGTCTTCCATATTGATTTATACATTGTTTTTCACACTCCTTATTACATTATATAATAAATCGCTAAGTTTGTCAATAAGCTGATTATCTTCTACATAAACAGCAACCTCATTAAAGGTCAATCCTGTTAACAACATAGCAAGGAGTCCAAGTATAATTAGATTTTTCGTCATATTATCTTTTCTCCCATTTACCTTCTGTCGTTAAACACGCCGTTCCGAAGGTCTTAAAAGCGTGTGAAGGTTGAGAATACAACCTACAATATTCTGGTGCATTCAAATCTTTGTAATAGAAGGCAGCAAATAGTTCCCAATAACCTGGTTTCTTTGCTTTCTCTAACTCAATTTGTTTTTCCAGTTCTGCAATTTTTTCCTTGTCTGTTTTACCGTGTTCGGTATCAGCACACTCCATAATTTCTTCCTTGATTATATCTCCATTATCAAGTTCTCTTATAACAATCTTAATAAAACACCATTGACCGTCTCTTTCAAATCTCTCTAGTGTAGTTTCTTTTAAAATCTTTTTCTTCTCGTTCTCACTTAATAGTTTTAATTTCGCCTGTACCTTTTCGTGTACTTCATTAACATAAATGACATCAACAGGTGCCGAATTAACTTGCATAATTTCACCTTCTTCGGGTTTAACTTTTTTCATAACCCAAGTAGGTTCATTTGCCCCAGCGGTAATCGCCAGTAAAGACATAAACATCAAAAATATTGTTATGTATATTATAGTTCTCGGATTCATCTTTTCTCCACCCAACGACCATCTGGCATTTGGCAAACGGTTCCAAATCTCGTATCAACATATTGATTTCCAATACCAACTACTGGCCAGTTTGATTTAATATTAAAATTACTTTCATACTCTTTGCATATTAATGGACCTTGTACATAACTTCTATTAATCTTAATCGTTCCATTATTTCCTGACTTCGTACTATACCAATTAGTATAACTAGCACTTGAAGGACCGTTATTCAAATGGTCAACAAATACTGCCTGGTGTAAATCGTAATCACTATTATACATTATATCTGCAC